CATTTACCAGGGAAAGTTCAAATGTCATACCTGTGGCAAAGAAGTTGGGTCATTAAGATCATATCCAGAAACAAAAGAATTAACCTGGATGTGTCCAGATAAGCATATTAGCACTGTAAACCTAAACACAAAGAAAACTAAGAAGGACTATGAGTGATTAAAGGTTCCGAACAGCTAAATAGCTTTCTGCTCTCAGAGAAGGCTGCAAGAATAGCTAGAATAGAGATGATAGATGGTGTGCTGAGAATGCTTAAGCCAAAATACGTTAAGAGTCATCAATTTAGAAGATTTGGCTCGCCATATGATGGTGGATACGTCCTGGCAGATGATATTACCAATAGCGATGTGCTGATAAGTTATGGCATTGGAAGAAACATAGACTTTGAAGAAGACATTCTTAGATATGCAAATAGTGCTTTTTTATACGACGGAACTATCGAAGAACTGCCAAAACAAACTAATAAGGCAATATTTGTAAAGCACAATGTTTCGGCAGATAACTTTACAAATACATTTGAGGACATTATTGATAAAGATCTAATTCTAAAATGTGATATAGAGGCAGCAGAGTGGAACATTCTTAGAAATGTTACGACAGATCAGCTATCTAGGTTTAGACAGATAGCAATAGAGCTTCATGATCTGGATAGTGTAGAAAACCTAGCAATTCTTAACCTATTTTTAAATACTGCACTACAGACTCACTCAGTTGTTTACGTACATCCTAATAATCATGTCGGAGCAGTAATGATGGATAATAGATACTTACCACGGGTAATTGAAGTCACATTGGTTAGAAATAATTCATACGATATTGTAGAGTACGATGTGCCTAATATTAAAAGCTTTGACAGGCCAAATACACCAGATGCTCCAGATTTATCATTCAATTTAATTTTTTAGGATTTTTATGTCAGAACAAAGCGAAAGCAAAAGAATAGGTGCAAAGCAACACAAGAATTCTGGAAGAGGAACCCATAAGGGCGACGCTTCTTGGGAGAACTTCACGGTAGACTTTAAAGAAGTTGGAAAATCATTTACCTTGAATAAAGATGTTTGGGCAAAAGCAACCACAGATGCTATTAGAAATGGAAATGATCCAGCAATAGTTGTTGTGATTGGCGACTCTGGAATTAAAACTAGATTAGCAATCATAGAAATGTCAATTTTAGAGCAACTTATCGATGGTGTATAATAGTTAAATGGAAAATAAGAACACTAACCCAATAGCAAAAATGCATAAATATCTAGTTGGTTTGGATAAATACAAGGCTGATTTACCTATCATTATTAAAAATCCTTTTACAAAAGAGCAGCTAGACTTATTTTTGGCATCTGTTAAAAAGTCTCAAGATGAGGCTTCTTCACAGGAGCTGTATAGTAGAATACCAAATCAACCAGAGCAGTATTATGGACCTAAATGGTATGATCCAAAATATATAACATTTATGTCAAGAGAGCTGACTGAATTTGATATTCCAAAAGAGTGTGAAGACGTTATGGATGGGCATATTAAGCCACTATATCCAGATGACCTTAAGCTTGCACATTGGAATTATATTAATTATGATTTGAAATATGGGAATGGGGTTTATGCTCCATCATTGCCACCACACATTGACTCCACAGAGACAATCCTAACGTTTAACTATATTTTAGATGGTAATATTGACTGGGATATCTATATAGATAATAAAAAATATTCTGTAGGCAACGGAGATGCAGTTATTTTTAGTGCCCTCAACCAAGTTCACTGGAGACCAAAACGCAAATGGAAAAAGGGTGAATTTTTAAAGGTCCTAACTTTTGACTACTCTCCACCAACTGACTGGAGATTTACAAAAGAAAGAGATCCACTTGGAATTTTAGATCAACAAGAGGCTCTAGAAAAATATATTGAAGATGTTAATAGTAGGCTAGAGATGATGGAAGCTTGGACATTGTATAATAATTTAGGTTTAGAGATCGGTATTGGACTAGACAGACACGCAGAAATAGAGTAAAATGGAACAACAACAAACAACACTAGAAATGGTTAACGGTCTAACAGAGATCGCTGACTTTATGAATGACGAAGAGCTAACAACAGCTTTAGCATTTATTGCAAAGTTAATAATTAAACCAGACGTTCCACTAAACGTCGCAACAATAGAAATCGTTAGGTTGCAAGCAATTGCAGCTAAGATGTCTTTTAAGGCAACTTGGCTAACTAACGTAGAAAAAGGAGATAGAGCGAAGAAGAATATATACTATACAGCTGCAGAATCAATTAATCAATTGGTTTCAGCACTTAAGTATATTACTCGCTAAAGTCTATTATGGCAAAAAGTTTATTGCAGCAGGTAATGCTGAAAGTAGAATCAGCAACAAAACCATCCTTCATAGATAAGGATGCTTTGATTGAAAAAATTAATTCTGGATACACTATTAATCGTGTAGACAAGTTCGCACAGAAAAAAACATTTGCACCAAGCACGATCGCATACTCTCATGGAGAATGTCCTCGATACTGGTATCTAGCCTTTACTGGTGCTGTATTTACTGATAATGCAGATGCCTATGGTGGTGCAAACATGACTTCTGGAACCAAGAGCCATGAAAGAATCCAGGAGGCCATGTCAAATGTTCCTGGACTCCTTATTGACTCAGAGTTCAAGGTAACATATGACAATCCTCCAATTTTTGGTTATGGTGATGTCATGCTAAACTGGGAAGACAAAGAGCTTCTTGGTGAAATTAAGACTATGCCTAATGAGGGATTTGAGTATAGAAAGACTGCTGGAAAGCCAAAAACTGGCCACCTAGTCCAGCTACTTATTTATATGAAGATCCTAAATAAGAGCAAAGCCGTATTGATTTATGAAAACAAGAACAATCACGAACTGCTGATTTTTCCTGTAGAATTAAACCAGTACTATTATGAGTGGGTAGAGAACGCTTTTGATTGGATGAGGACAGTCAGAAAGGCTTGGGAAAACAAGACCCTTCCTGAAAAGAATTATCGCTCAAATTCTAAGATTTGCAAGACATGTCCTATTCGGTCAGCTTGCGATGAAGCAGGTTCTGGAGAGATCAAGATTAAATCTTTGGAGCCTTTAGATGAAAACAAAGCATTGCCAGTGGTGTGATCATACCTTTGAAACCAGCATTTCTTATCAAGTATATTGTTCATCAGAGTGTAGAGAATCTGCTACTAAAGAGAAAATTGCACAACGATATTTAATTTCGAGAAGAAATAAAAGACATTCTAAAGAAAGACTGTGTAAGTCTTGTAAGAATAGACTGTCTGCCTATAATGATGATGTTTTATGCTCCAAGTGTGCAGTTAACCCATCAGATGTTTCAAAGGCTCTCAAAGAAATAAGGGGGATTGCAAATGACAAAACTGGGTCAAATTAATGCAAAGCCTAAAAATATTTGTGCCATTGATGCTAGCACAAATAGCCTTGCCTTCGCTATCTTTTCTGGGAATAGACTTATCAAGTGTGGCAAGATAAAGTTTGAGGGGGCTAATGCCTATCAAAAGCTCGGCGATGCTGCAAGAAAGTCCATGCCATTCTTTAGGCATTTTGAGATTGATGCAATAGTTATCGAACATACAATATTTCTTAACAGCCCAAAGACTGCCTCTGATCTAGCATTAATTCAGGGGGCACTGTTAGGTGCAGCAAGAATTTCTGGGGTACGAACAGCTGGATCAATCAATCCGATTACTTGGCAAACATATATTGGCAACGGTAAGTTGACAGCAAAAGAGAAGCAAGATTTGATGACAGAATTCCCTGATAAGTCTAAGAATTGGTACCAGAATAAGTCTAGAGAGATAAGAAAACAAAAGACTATTAATTTTGTTAACACCTATTATGATAAAGATTTAGATGACGACGACATCGCAGATGCGGTAGGTATTGGTCATTATGCTATTAATAACTGGGGAAAGATTGACAAGTAATATGGCAAAACTATATACTAATGAATTGTGGTTAAAGAAAAGATATTGGATGGACAAAAAGAGTCCAGAAGAGATTGCAAAAGAATGTGGGACGAGCGTAGAAACTATCTATGTTTATTTAGCTAAATTTGGACTAAGGAAGTCAAGAAGATAATGGTAAAGAGAAGCCTTCAAAAAGGATCAGAGATTGCTAGCAAGTTTATTCGTGAGCATGCTGTAATAGTTGATGGTTTTGAGATCGTAAAGGGCGACATAATTAAGGTAGCTGGACAACGTGGATTAAAATTTAAGTTTGATAGTGTTGTCACAAATCCAGAAAGCTCTAGCACCTGGGTAGATTGCTTTGAGATATTTAGAGCAACTGCCTCTCAATACAGATCTTTTAGAGTAGAAGATATAAAGCGTATTCCGCAACGAGGAAAGAGAGCAAAGCGTGTCATTTGAAGATCTGACAGTAGAACACCTTGATGAAGTCAACAAGGTTGTAGAGAAATATCTAGCAGGTAATGAGCCAACCCAAATATCTAAAGAGCTTGCAATGCCTAGGCAGAAAGTGGTTGCCTATATTAATGAGTGGAGAGCAATGGCTGCCGATAATGCAGCTATACGTGCACGAGCAAAAGAGGCCTTGGTTGGTGCAGACACTCACTACACTAAACTAATTAGCAAGGCCTATGAAGTTATTGACGAGGCAACCACAGTTGCAAATCTGGGTGCAAAAACTGCTGGTATTAAACTAGTTATGGATTTAGAATCTAAGCGTATAGACATGCTTCAGAAGGCTGGGCTACTTGAAAATAAAGAGCTTGCAGAAGAAATGATTGCTATCGAAAACCGTCAGGAAATTCTAGTTAGTATCTTGAAAGATATAGCAGCAGAACATCCAGAGGTACGAGACAAAATTATGCGGAGACTGTCTGAGGCGTCTAAGGATAAAGAAGTGATTACTGTGGTGGTAGGTAGCGATGTTTGATGACTTTTTAGAGGCACTTAAGTCAGATAGCTTTTCCGAAAGACCAGTAGATGCAAAAACATTTGTTGAAGGAGAGGAATATCTAAATCAGCCTCCGCTATCTTCAATACAGTATGACATCGTAGAGGCCATGTCACAAATATACAAGCTAGAGGATCTTATTGAGCTTATGGGAGAAGAGGAAGGTAGACGTTATTATAAAAAATACACAAAGAATGAAGTCATTCTACAACTTGGCAAGGGATCTGGTAAAGATTTTACTTCAACTGTTGCTTGTTCGTATATTGTATATAAGCTACTATGTCTTAAAGACCCTGCTAGATACTTTGGTAAACCAAGCGGCGACGCTATCGATATTATTAACGTGGCTATCAACGCCCAACAAGCAAAGAACGTTTTCTTTAAAGGTTTTAAAACAAAAATTGAAAGGTCCCCATGGTTCGCTGGCAAATTCAACCCTAAAGCTGAAAGTATTGAATTTGATCATTCAATCACAGTCTATTCAGGCCACTCTGAAAGAGAATCCCACGAAGGTCTTAACCTTATACTCGCAGTCCTTGACGAGATTTCTGGTTTTGCTCAAGAAATTGGAACAGGTAATGATCAAGGTAAGACTGCAGATAATATCTATAAAGCTTTCCGTGCTTCAGTAGATTCACGTTTCCCAGACCTTGGCAAAGTAGCTCTGCTATCATTCCCTCGCTATCCTGGAGACTTTATTTCTCAAAGATATGATGAAGTAATTGCTGAAAAGGAAGTGGTTCACAAGACTCATAGATTTATTATGAATGAGGATTTGCCAGAAAATGCTGATGGAAACTCTCTAGAGATTGAGTGGGACGAAGACACCATTGTTTCGTATAAATATCCTGGAGTGTTTGCCTTAAAGCGTCCGACATGGGTTGTAAACCCTACTAGAAAGATTGAAGATTTTAAAGTTTCATTTTTTACTGACCTTGGAGATGCAATGCAGCGTTTTGCCTGTGTTCCAACTTTTGCATCAGACGCCTTCTTTAAGCAACAAGACAAGGTTCGTGCATGTATGACTTTGGTAAACCCAGTAGACAGCAATAAGCGTTTTATGGAATCATTCAAACCAGATCCAGAAAAGAAATATTACGTTCATGCTGACCTTGCACAGAAGCATGACAAATGTGCCGTTGCAATTGCTCACGTTGAAAAGTGGGTAAATATTCAGGTAGTTAAAGATTATCAACAGGTAGCTCCAATCGTTGTAGTAGATGCAGTAGTCTGGTGGGAGCCAAGGATCGAAGGTCCAGTAAACTTGTCAGAAGTAAAACAGTGGATTCAAAATCTACGCAGACAGGGATTTGATATTGGAATGGTTTCATTTGACCGCTGGCAATCATTTGATATTCAAAATGAGCTGAAGCAGGTGGGCATGAGAACTGAAACTGTATCTGTTGCTAAAAAGCACTACGAAGACATGGCCATGCTAGTATATGAAGAGCGTCTAGTCATGCCAGCAATTGATCTACTGTTTGAGGAACTTACAGAACTTAAGATTGTTAAACAAAACCGTGTAGACCACCCTAGAAAATCATCTAAGGACCTTGCAGATGCTGTATGTGGGGCAATCTTTGGTGCAATTTCACATACCCCCAAAGACCTTAACCATGAGGTAGAGATTCATACTTTTAGAGATAGACCAAAGCAAACACTTGACACAGACAAAGATAATGTGATAAAATTGAAGCCTATGACTACGGAAGTCAGAGACTATCTAGAACGATTTGATTTAATATAAATCAAAATATAAACAATAATAAGGAGAATAATGACTTCACTAAAGAAG